TTATTTTTTGAAAAAGTGCTTAATGCGCTCATAGTGCTTTTTAACAAACGATTTAATGTCTACTTTCGCGAATTCTTCTTGCACTACGTCGACCGTTTCTTCTAAAATTATAGCCATCAAAGGCGCGGGAATAAATGATAGACCGGGTAACAATTTAGCAAAATTAGCCAAAATTTCGCATACTTTGTGTTCCGCTTCTTCCCCTTTTAATCCTTCGTCATGCACCGCCGTAATACATTGAATTGTAACTTGTGCCGCGATTTCCTTCGCGTTCATCGTTGCTGTTGTCATAATTTGCCTTCTTTCTTATGCTTTTGTGTAAAACCCATTGAGTGAAGTGAGTGCTTCTTTTCTATTTCTAATATTTGAATAACTAATGTGTATCCAGCGCGTATAAATAACCTTTTTGGTTACAGGGTCAATTTTTGTAGTGGTTTCATAAATCAATTGGTCATAATTCAAATTAGCTTTGCACCACGCAAAGACAATTTTTAAATCTGCACCCGAAACTGTAAAGTCACACGCTTGTCCGAAACGATGTTGGCTATTTGTAGCGCCCCCAACCTTTGTATTTAATATTTGACACCTAAATATACAATTAACTATTAAGGGCTTGTTAAAATGATTCCTAATTGTTTCTAAGCATCTGTTAGCTAATAATGTTGAGTTGATTATTATTTGAGGCGTAGGCGTGTTGTCAATTTTATTTTTCAATGCCGTATCTGAATGACAAACATCATATAATGTGAAGTGATCAGATATTTTTTTTGATTTTGCATTTAATAAATATTCAGCGTAGCTCATATTTTCTCCTATCTTTTTTCTATCAAAATATCGAGTTTTCCATCCATGCTTTGCAATGTTTTTGTTAAATTAACGTGTTGCATTTCACAGTATTTACACGTCTGATAATCTTCTTTCATTTTTTCAATAGTTTTATTAATTGTGCTAAATTGGTCTTTTATCCACAACCATGCAAGCCAAAGTAAAATAACAGCAGAAAATGAAACACCTAGTAATTTTGAAATCACTTCAGGGGAAAATGGTAATTGAAACATATTCTAATTCCTTATAAACTTACTGTCGGTACATCGAGTGAATAATCAACTCCAATTGTGTTGAGTTCATCTATAGTAGTTGCTTTTTCAACCAAGTTTTTAAAATAAGGTTGTTTTTCAATCCAAATTTTAGAACTGAATTCAGCAAATAAACCCGATAGATTGTACGCATCGTCTTTTTTAATAATAAATTGTGTATCGTCTTTAGCCGACCAAATATATTGAGTAATTTTTTCGGCATTAAACATATTAATTAGACCATTGATTTTACCAATGTTTTTGTCAGAGGTTTCAATTTGAACAGTAACAGAATTGCCATCCGCGTTAATTCCTGTATAAGAAATTGAGCCATTATCTTCATAATCGTAGGCTTTGGTATTTACTTCGGTAAGTTTTACCGTTTTTGCACTTGTAAGTTGATCTGTAATATAATCAGGTGTTTGGGAAATATCATTAAATTTTAAACCATCAAAGATGTATTTATTTTCGTTGTCTTTGTAATCTTTTGGGACATCAACTAAAGGTAATTTTTTCTCAAACTGGATGGTATCGTATTGAATTATTCGGCCATCAATTAATTGTTCAACATATTTTTTCATCAATTTGTTCCTCTCTTATCAAGATAACCAGTCGTTTGTATTGTTTTGGAACTTGGAGCACCAGCACCTGAGCCAGTTATGTAGTCTACTTGTGAATTTGAATCCACAAATACTTCGCCATAAATGGTATCCACAGCAGATGGAGCACCTGCTATTTGAACATAACCGCCATTAGGGCAAGTTTTGTCATATATTCCCATATATGAGTTTCCTGAAGTAGAAGATGTCAAATACAAGACTAAAAAAGCTCTAGTATTAGGTGGAACTGGTAATGTTAGTGGCGTTCTTGCATTATTTCCACTACCATTAAGCGTTTGGATAACATATTTAAATGTGAAATAATTACCATTTTGAATAAATGGTATAATATTCCCACTTGAATCTATGAGTATTGACCCAATACGTCTTTTATTAATAAAGTCGCCTGGCATTGTTGGATCAGTTGGACTTAAACTAAACAAGAAATCACTTGTTCCGTCTGGTTTTGAAATGGCAAAACAATGATAGCAAGTAGATATAGCTTTTGAGCCTATATCAAGCCCGCCGTTTCCGTTTCCAGTAGCAAAAATTGAATCAAGTTTTTTAATTATTCCCAAACTTGTAATTTTTATTTTTGTTAACAAATCATAACAAAAGCCATCATTAAAAGAGATTCTATCATTGAAGCACATCTTAATTGCACTATATGTAGTTGAAACAGGTGAAGTAAGTGTCATAGTATTGTCGTTCGAAACACTTGCTACTGTATAATAAGTCCCAGCAATATTTATAATTTTTCCAGCAGATGTTTCTGTCATAAATTTTGTGTTGAAACCAGTTAAAGTCGCACTGCCCGCGGTTGTAGAAATGATTCCAGTTAGTAGAGCATTTGATATTGTGGGCATATTGGAAGTGTCCGCAGTAAATACATTTACGGCAGAAATTAAAGATTGCACTTGTTGTAAAGTTGTTAAACCAGTTGAATTTGAAGCATCAATACCTTTTTGTTCTGCAGTAAAAGCTACTGTTCCTGCTTTATTTATACAATTTGAGTCAATTTTATCAAAATTATCATTTAGAGCAGTATTAATATTAAACGTGCTTTTTTTGTCTGCAACAGTATCATATTTGAATAAATTTATATTTGTAGTTGAACTTGACATGCCAGTTCCTTTCTATAAGCTCTCTATACCTGCGAATTTATCTAGTGTTAACGTCTCTAAATCTTCCAAGGTCATTACTTCATGGATATCTTCAATTAACAGATACTTATAAATGATTAGATATGCTAGATGCGCGGGTTTTATTATATCGAGAGTATCTAAAACCGCTTGAAAATTTGTAGGGATTCCATAGATAGAATTGAAGGTTATTTTTAATTTCCCATCAATAAAGTGGATTTCTGTTTCGCCATTAATCCAAGAATTAAGAACGTTTTGCAATAATTGTATACTATTGTGACCTTTTGCAATCCAGCGCGCTCTGATCATTGCGCGCCTATCATCTAATGTTTGGTTTGATGTGGGTATTATCTTTAAAAGATTCTCATAATAAGGAATCCGATAAACCATTGTAGAAAAATTAAACTCATTCTTTACAGATATTATTAAATTTTGAGTTTTATTAAAAACATTTGCAATACTTGTAAATAAATCATTTAAAAAAGTGTCTAAACGGTATAAACTTGGTAACAAATTTAAAAAACCATCTTTTGTAACCATTATGAGACCTCTGTAAAGGTAGTTGTTTTTAATACGGCAACGTCTTCATCTGGAATAGATATATTGCTTGTTCCTGAATTAACTAATAATGTATTATAATCGATTACTCCCACAGTATTCAAAATTGATTCCCCAATTTTTGCATAGCTTAAATAATTTTGATTAAACGCAACTGTTTTTAAATAACTCGCTATATTTGCACTTATAGCCGAATCGACATCAGCTTTTAAATACTGACTATTGTAAATAACATTTGCGCTAATGTTTATATCTAATGCAGTTGCACTAACAACTGTACAATATGCACCACACGGAGCTTGTCCGTTTCCTTCTCCCCAACCAACTTTTACTCCATCAGTTAAAGTATATGGGTCGATATATTGTTGAACTTCTGATATCAATGTGTCATCTGCATTAATATAATTGGAATTTATAATAATAACCTTGACTGTATTATCACCGTTCCATAAAGAAACTACACGAGCATCGCCAACACCTCCACACTCTTTAGCCAATTTTTTATAATTTGCCTTATTTCCACTAATGATAGGCATTGCTAAATCATCATAATAACGTTGAAGATATGAGGATTTGCCCTCTTCATCATAACCATTTGTAAACGCGGTTTCGTTTGTTACAGAAGTAACACCAGTTAGAGTTATAGGCATTAGTGTAATTGTGTTTACTGCGACATTTCCACTCATGCCTGTAATTGTACATTGAACTGGTACGCTTGCACTTTCATTGGTTGATGCCGTTGCCTCGGTTACTTCAAAGATAATTCCGCCTGAAGTTTGAAACTGATCACCAACATTTAAAGAAAAATCACCAGTTACAGTAAGATACCCGCTAGATGCGCTTGCTTCTTTATATATTATATTTCTTCTTTCGTAACAAAAGATTTTTAATAATGATAAATCCCAGTTGCTTAAATCGGTAAGCATTTGATAAATAGAAACTATTGAATTCCAAAAAGGTTTTAAAACAATTCCAATAGCTGTAAAAAAATCACCAATTGGGAACCCTGTTGATGTTTGATATCCACTTGGCATATTATTGATTAAATCTGCCGTTAATTCATCTTGTGTTTTTGTTTCAATCATATCAGACATTTACGCTTACCTCTGTTGATGTGTTTAAAATTGTGTTGTTTTGTAATTCTACGCTTACATCAATCACTAGAAATTTACCGCTTTTTGACATATTAAATGACGTAACTTGTTTTATCGTCGGACAAAGTAGAAAACCTTCTCTGACTTCTCTTTCAATTTCTGATTCATAAAAACCATTGTTTAAAGCTTTGTAGCCAAATAATTTACGGATAGATGTACCAAATTTTGTACCTTTATAAATAGGAATACAATCTTTATTCGTTTTCATAAACAATGTTATCCATTGTTCAGTCGCTGCGATATCTGCATTCGTGACTGGATTTCCATCAACAACATTGAATGTTTTAGTGCCAAAGCTAAATTCAAGCGAATTTTTGACCGTTGTGTCAATAATATTACTCGATTGGATATTTTCCATTATGGATAATAAATCTACTTCAGGAAACATTAAAGAACCTTTTCTATAACTATATATTTTTCGCTTATTTCTGTAGGACAAATAATGACATAATCGCCTTGTTTGAGCATACATTTATATGCAAGTAATTCGGTGTTAATTTTTTCAATCGCCTCTGCAAGATAAGAAATTGCATTAGGCATATTACAAGCATTGTTTGGCGTGTATGAATGAGTTTCTTTAACACCTTTTGCGCTTGTTAAATCGCTAGGCACTCCTTGTGATAAAGCTGTTGTCTTATCTATATTGCAACGAAACCTGAATCCCTCTGCAATCAAGAGGTTTTCGCCTTCTGTGAGTAACGTTTTGTCACTATCTATATGAAGACTTAAAGGCTCTACAGTAATAACTTTTGCTATTATCGCCTCTTTGTAATTTGGTGGATTAGTACAGCTTTTAAACTGCTCAACCAACAGAGAAGTAAAATCTTTCTTTTCTTTATTCATTTTTGTAACCTTTATATACTTGAAATTTTAAGAATATGAACTATAATAAAAGCAAGGAGACATCACATGAATAGCAAAGCTAAATGTTTAATATTGCTTTTATTTATGTTTTTTATGCAAATACCTTCATTTGCTGGGATTTGTGATGTAAAAACCCCTGGCAATTATACGAAAGAAGAACTTGCTAACAGTGGTCATTGGATTGATAACTCTTATAATGAAAATTTACATAAACGGTTAGAAGATGCTTATGATAAAAAATATTTAGATAAATCAGACCCAAATCATTGGGTTGATCGTGGGCCTATAGATGCTCACCAAAAAGAAGTTACCGACGTATATTACGAGAACTACCATAATTAAGTTTGCAATTGCAAATCAACATCAACTTCATGCCTGTTTCTCTCAATATTGTGGTCAGAAGTAACCACTAGATATTTACCGTTGATGTTTAATGTATCATCTTTTAGAGATAATATTGTGCCTTTTCTTATCTCATTTGTTCCCAATATAGTAATACTTATACTTTTTGCAGGTTTTCTGAGTTCATGGACCTTCTGATTTGCTATTTTTTGAGGGTTCGCTTTTATGTCTTTGTCAATTTCAATAAATTCAGATAGTTGTCCGTATTTTTTAATTGAATCATCATCTTGTACAGAAGTTAAACTCTTTATATTTTTTGCCTGATCATTGTTGACAAATATTTTGTTTTTCAAATCCATCATAGATTCTTTTATATTAAAATCACTTATAGTGTTTGAAACATCTGCGCAGATAAAATCGCTTAGTTTGTATTGGATATTGTCCTTATTTTTATATTTTAACACATTAACTTTAGCGTCTTTACAATCAATTATGTATTCGACTCCTGCTTTTATTTCAACAATATCAAGAATACTTCTTAAGATGTCTGATACTTTTTCGCCCCTGTAAATTTTATTGATATCAATTTTTTTAACTTCAATATTGCCTATAGGTAACCCAATTTCGGAACATAATTGTTTAATTGCGGTATAAGCATCACATTTAAACTGAATTGTCCAGGTATTATTGCAAAGATAAAATCCAAAATCATAACAAGTATAATCATATTCGTTCTTTTTACATCGGTCTCGGTCAATGATTTTGCCAATAATCTTAAAATCGGTATCATCTGTGTAAACAAAAGTTGTCCCCACGTCATATGGCGTGTCACTGGAAAAGTTGAAAATCGTTGCACAGGTATCGACATCGTCCTGCCATCTTATGTTACTTACATTCTGTACTTCTTCATTATTGATATAGATTCTATCCATTGTTTCCCCTTATCAAATCATTTGCTAAATCCGTGAATTTCCAAACATTACCATTTGGGAATTCACTCATGGCTATTGAATAATTTATATCGCCGACATTATCGGTAGTTATTTCAAAGTCATCTAGTGTAACTAACATATTGACTATCGTTTTTAAAAACGAGTTTGTTATTATTATTCGGAAAGATTCTTTTTTTAAATTCTTGAAAAAATCCACATAAACCCAACCGTTTGATTCTGCACCGAGTGCAGTAAATGGGTAATTTTTGTTTACTGGGAAAAAACTATCCCAAGATATTTTAGTTAAGTCGCTTCCTGTAGGAATATTTATTTTACCTTTAAGTGTTTCAAGAGTTATATTGTCATTTTTATATGCAATATTTACGTTATTTTTTACAACAGGAATTATAAGAATTGTACTTCCTATCAAATTTGTTACGATTATATTCATTTATCCGCCTACGTTACTGGAACTTTTGTTCTAAATTCATTAGCTAATAGGGTTTTGAGTTTATTTAGCATTTCGCGCGTTCCTATAAAATCACCTTGAATAATTACGGTTATGTCGCCTTTGCCTCCGTTATTTACCATTTTATTAGATAAATCGTGTGGAATTATTTGAGAACCGCTAGGAAGGTTTACAATCTCACCACCGCGTTCGTTAATATGTGTCAATCCCCCTTGAAAATAGTTTGTCCCCAGTGCATGATGTGGTATTTTTTTAGCAGGTGGCGTTTTTACATCGGTAGATTTGTGATCACCAATACTATTCCAAACCTTCTTTAAAGCGTTAGCCGCTTTTGTAAGAATATGAAATTTTTTTTCTATATAAACAAGGCCTGCAATAAAACCAGCAAAAACAGCAATTCCCAACAAAAGAGGACAGCCTAGTATAGATGCATTCCATAACCATTGAGCAGCTGTCACAATACCTGTCTTAATTGCCATTAGATTTTGTAATACTATACTTCTTTCCATTACGACATTTTGAAGTCCGCCCATTGTTTTAACTGCCGCTGAAACTACAGCAAAGGATTCCATTGCTGTAGATACTGCATTTATAATTTTAAACGCAGTAAAAGTTGTATATAAAGCACCCATAACTGGAATAAGCCAGTTTAAATTTTTTGTTACAAATATAGTTGCATTTGCTAACGTGCTGAGAACTTTCGTTGTTATTGCACCTACTTTTTGGAAATCGATTTTTTTTATAACAACTTGTGCTTTCTCTGCAAGTTGCGAAAGATATGGCAAAACCTTTGTACCAATTGTTACTTGAATTCCTAACATAGATTGATTAAATATTTTTTGAACTTGGTTGAACTTTGCGAACGCCGCCATATTATCGTTTGTCAAAACAAGCCCCATTTTTTGAGCCTGTTCGTACATTTCTTGAACGCCTTTAGAGCCTTTTGCAAGCAATGGAATCAAACTCATTGCACCTTTACCCATTACTTTTTGAGCAAAAACAGCGCCATTTAAGCCTCCACCAAGTTGCTTATACTTATCTGCAACATTTTCTAAAATCTTTGTAGCTGGTAGCAGTTGACCGTTAACGTCTTTAACGGAAAGTCCATATTTTTTAAAATCTTTGCCACCGTTCGCAGCTTTAATTGCAAGCATCCTTATGGATTTTGCCATCATATCAGCGCTAACGCCGTATTGTTTTCCTACCGCAACCATTTTAGATGCATCTTCAACGCTCGCGCCCGTAAGGCGTTGCATTGTTTTAACTTCTTTTGCATAATCCATAGTTGTTTTTGTAGCAACTACACCAAACCCGATAAGTGCCGCACCTGCGCCAGCAATAACGGCAGATGTTTTTTTAAAACTTTTAACGGCATTATTTTGAAATCTCGTTATTTCCAAATTAGCTTTTTTTAAAGCTTTTTCACTCGTTCCGAGTTTTTCAGCCATATTTTTTAATGGCGTTGAAAATTTATCTTTTAATGATAATACTACGCCAACGGTCTTACCCATTTGTCTTTACTCCTAGAGCTTGTAAAGTTATTTCAAATTTTTTGTCTTCTTTTTCAATGTCTAATTCAGCACTTGCTATATAAAAAGCTTTTTGTGTAGGTGATAAGTTCAAAATAAACTCATCGGAAAAGCCTTTTTGTAAGTAATAATGTATTAAAAAGAGGTCGCCATCCTCTTTTATAGCTTTTTTATGTTTGTCTGTACCTCTGGATTTAGTCCATAAAGAGATAAAATATGATTACCCAATTCGTAAACTTCTTTTATGTTGCGGTCAAAAATTCTGTCTACCACTTCGTATGGTACAGGTACTTCATATTTTGCAATTAATTCTTTTGACCTAAGTAACGGAACACTCTCGTATATCAATTTTATAAAAGTTGTGTAATCTTCCTCATTTTGTTCAAGTGCTTCTGAAACAATATTTGCGATTTTAGAAGGTTTAACTTTTTCAAGTTCAACAATCGCGTCAAGTTCTTCACTTTCATAAGTTAATTTCTTCTTGCTAATTATTTTTTTATCACCCAAAATAGATGTAAGTGTTAATTTCTTTTTTGTCATTTTTTATCCCTTTATATTAAATCTGTGTATTTTGAAGTGGTTGCCGCAAAGGACATTTCCTCTTCACCTAGTTTTTTGATTTCAAAATCAAGAAGAGTGAGAGAATCAAAAGTTACACCAGTTAAACTTATACCTTCTTTACCGTTTGCGGATGGGTCTGCCGTTCTTGCAATAATCGTGACATCAGGGTTTTTCCCTGCGTTCCAGTCAGCATCAAGTAATTTTGCAAAGAAACTGTCAACTTTACTCAATGTCATTGTGCCAGTTATTTCATAACCCACAAGTTTTCTTGAATGCCCTAATTGTTCTGAGATATCAACATCTTCATATATTGCTTTTTTTTCGGCCTTGAATTTTTTAACGTTTGCAAGTTTATTTTCACCAACCCACACAGCTCCATAAGTCCCGCTAACTACTTGGTCAGCAGACATTGTCGTATTGCCCATTTTTAATTGCTCCTTATATTATTTTGTAGCTACTTTGATTTTATTGATAAAGTCATCAATACATATTTACCCTCATTTGCATTCCCTCGATTGCGTCTAAGAATTTGGCATCAATCAATGGGAAAATAATATTTTTATACGCATAGTTTTTAACTTGTGCATCCGTCCAAGTTTCCGCCTCAGCTTTACCATCTGCTAGCCATGCAAGCCTTTGTGTATCAACATCAACACCAGCCGTATTCGCGTAATCCGGGTCAATTATTCGTAAATTTACAAGTGTTGTTAAATAGCCATAATTTAACGCTGCAAAAAACAATTTTTGATTATCATAATCATTTTTATAGTGGCCTTTATATTGGGTTCTGAAAGCGTATTTAACGTCAGATTCAAGCCTTTTCATACCCTCAACAATACAAATACTTTGCATATCTGCTGTGATGTTTTCGCTCAAAGTTACAAGACTGTTTATTGAACTTGCGACTCTTACGCCGTCATCTTCATTATAAAGAAGGAATTCGCCATCATGCATTTCTTCAGGCATTTCAACACTATCTAAATCTGTAAAAATTACGCTTGACGCGGATTTGTCATAAGGCACACCTGCTAACGCTCCAGCTACAATTGGAAGATATTGTACCATTGGTATTGTAGTTCCGCCTGAAGGTGTAACTGTCGGGTTTGTACAATTAATAATATCCATATTGTCAGCCGCGATATCGAATACGACTGCGAATGCACCTTTTTCTTTTGCATAAAGTTCGACCGTGGTTTGTGAAGCTGCATCATCCGAAACTAAATAGTTAAAACCTAATTTATCCAGTTGTGTAGAAACACTGTCTAAATCTGTTTTATAGCTGAATAAAATTACTTTTGACGTGCCTTTATTAAACATTTGTTGGACATTTGATTTAACAGTAGCATTCGTAATACTTAAACTTAATGCACTATTAAAAGTTTGAACTGCAAAATCAGTTGTTAATGTTGTATCTTTTGTTGCATAAAGAACAGTACCTTTTGAACCGATCGTAATTAATTGTGTTGCTAATTGTTGAAAAGCAACTGTAATCGGTGCCATAATTTGGTCTAAAGTTTTTGTCGTAGTCATCTATTTAACCTTTCTTATTCTGTAAACGATTCTATTGGTTGACCTTGGACGGTCAAATTTGCGTTAATTTCTTCAAGTAATTCTCTGTTAAAGTTTGCATCATCTGTTATATTATCGCTATCTAATAAAGCATCAACATCTGCGCCTAAATCCGCATAGTCTATTCCTTGCTCGATATTTATATTTAAAACAGCGTTTAAAACATAGTCATCTTCATTTAAATTTGTAGATAATGAATTTATTTCTACAAATGATGTCTTTGTGAAATTATTTGCGTTAACATCTACCCAATTCTTAATTATTTTTAACGGCTTTTTTAAAATCGCTTTTAAAGTTTTTTTTGTTTGCAATAATTCTAAATAGCCTTTGTTTGTATATGTTGAGAAATAGATAATTTCAAAACTGTAATTATTTAATTCATAATCCGCAGCCGTTTGATTATCAACCGTCATAATATTTCTGACAAAAAAACAAGGGCGAACATTTGTAATGTTCTTTATGTCCTGATTTTCGATTTTTATTTCTGGAAAAAACTTCGTAATACGCTCAGTTAAACCCTTAATTATGTCGGTTTCGTAAATCATTTCAAGCCCTTATTTAAAATATCCTCTGCGAATTTTTCTATATCTTCACTAAATTCTTGTTCAAATTGTTGACCCGCTTTTTGCAAAACGTATTTTCCAAGAGTAAAACTACCATTTTTATTCTTATGACCATTTTCGATTAAATGACCATGTGGGGAATTATTATAAAATCTTGCACAATCAGCATCACCATATTTGTAAACTTTACCACCTTTAAAACCTTTTGAATAATTGCCTGTTTCCTTGTTTACTTGTGTCCTAGCTAGGTTTTTAGCTACCTTTGCGCCTTTTCTAGCTTCGTCTTTAAGGAACTTTTTTGTTGCTTTAGGATATAACTCTTGCCCAAGTTCTAAAACTTCCTTTGTAAAGCTACTTAATTCTCCAAACTCAAAACCGTCATTCATTAATTAATCTCGCTACAGAATACTTGTAATTCTTCGTCTTTAAATTCATCATTCAAAGAATAGTCAATATTAAAACGTTTGCCACGGAACATAAGATAATGGACGCCAGCGATAACAACAGGGAAATTAAAGTAAGGCCAACAAAACTTGCAAGTTGTTTTTTCAAATTTTGTTCCTGCAGGACGTCCCGCAATGAGACTACCAACTAAACTTTTTGTACTCGCTAAAGTTTCGCCAACTTTTGTTGGCACAAGAATTTTATTTCCGAGTTCGTCAGTTTCTGAACCTTCAATGTCTTGCCAAATTTCAACTAAATGTCTATACTTGCCTCTATTCACTTAATTCACCTCTCAATGCTATATGTTGCATTAATTCTGTGATCGTATAAGGCATTTCAACCGCCGCTTTATCTGAAACGGCTACACGGTTATCATATCGATGTTGCACAAAATACATGATTAGGTCGTCATAGGTCAAGTCGCCATCGGTATATTCAACGCCTGTTGTATTTTTTATGTAGAATTTCGCCGATTCGATTTGATTTGTTAAAAAATCATCATCTTTTGTATGCTCAATTCTTAAATATTTTTTTATTGTATCTAAATCCATTTTAAACCTCTACTCACTCGCGCTTATGAGTTCTTATGAAAGCCCCCAACGTTTTCACGATAGGGGCTTTTTAAAAATTCGATAATGCTAATTATTACGAACCAGTTGCAGTTTTTAATTTTTGAACTACAAAAGCCTCAGTCAATGCAACCTTACCGTCTGCAAGTCCTAATGCTCTGTAAACAGTTGAACCACTTCTAAATTCTACTGAATCATCTTTGCTTATTTCAAAAGCCTTAACCCAATTAAAGAAATAGTAGGTAAAATTCCCGAAAATAATAGTATCATCAGTCATTGCGTCATAACAAATAACTGGACGCCCCATTATTTTGCCCTCGAAACCGTCTGATGCATCCATAATAAAGATTGGCCTTTTTTGACTATCTTTAATTTTTGCGATTTGGTCATACAACGTAGTTCTGGACATTACAAAAACCGCACCCTGTGCATAAAGCGAACCTATAGATTTTAGAATATCAGCGATATCATCATAGTCAAAACCTGTTGTTGCCGCCGTTTGAATAGCTGTAATGCTTGTCAAAATACCTTTAGCTTGTTTTACGCCGGTTCCTTTTAAAATTGCTGTATCTACGGCAATTTTAATTTTATTTCCCAGTTGAGTTACAATATAATCCTCAAAAGCACTTATACTCATTACTTTCGCTTCAACACTAATTGTAACAGTTTTGATAAGTTTGAATGCCACCAAAGAAACTTCAGATGTTTTATCATCACTATCTGTTGATGCTACACCTTCGTCAATCCATGAAGCATCACCCACAACATCCTCAACTGGAATAGTAAAAGCTGATGGAATGTTAAAACAAGTTACTAACGGATAAATAACCGAAATTTGTTTTAACTTTTCTATAATTTTATTTAATGTCAAAGTCGGAATTACTGCGGAATTATTTATGGTTGTAATCGCTCTTTTCTCAACTTCGTTAAGCTCTGCACCTTGCAATTTTTTAAGAAATGCACTTCTATATTCTGCACTTGCATACAAATCTTCTTTTTCCATCGTTTCAGGTTCAAAAGTTTTCGCTCCTCTTGATTCACCTTGAAATTCAGGTTTTGAAATTTCGTTACCGACTATAGTTCCATTACCTAATTTTTTAATGATTTCTTGGCGTTTTTCGATAGCTCTTTTTTCGGTTTCAAGCCCTTCTAATTCTTTTTCGATTGCATCTAAATCGCAACCTTCGGTCTTGATAAGGCCTCTTAATTCAATTTTTCTTTCTTCAATTTCTTTTGCTGTTTTAAACATTTTTGTTTTCCTTTTCTTAAATTTTTTACATAACAAGTAGCACCCCTAAAGGCACCATAACAAAAGGCATCAGCCTTTATAAATAAGTACGAACTAATAATTGTTTAGCTAGTTTTTCTCTCACCAGAGCATGTTCCTTTTCCCTCACCAGTTCAAAGTAACTTCTAGCAACCACGCTCGTATCGTCATATGCTGGGATATCAACAACCGAAACGTCGTATAGTTCCTTTATTTGTTTTATAGTTCTTGTACGAGATTTTTTATCGTACGAATCATCTTTTATCGTAAAAGCAAAAGAACACTTATCCAATCCGCCTTCTTTTACAAGTGTGTAAATGTCTCTCGCAAATGTTGTATTAAATAATTTTGCCCTGAATTTCAAACCAACATCGTCAATGGAAACATTTAAACTACCCCCACGAGTGCGCGCCAACAATAAGGCACTATCATCGTGGTTGTATTTCATACAACAATCTTTCATTTCAGTATTTTGGAAAGCGTTTCTTTCCAAGGTTTCCTTATACTGAACCCCATCTATTTCATATAAGACAGTTGGACTATCAAAGACGGCCGCATAACCTTCAAGAATCATGTCGCCGTTTTCTTCGTTGCATGCAGTACCACGGAGTTCACAATTTCTAATTATCGTTTTTGTTCTCATCTCCGTTGGAGTTGTCATCTTTGTTGTCGGTTGGTTTGTCATCGTTTCCTACTCCTTGATATTGATTAGCTTTTGAGGCGTCTACATAATTCAAACTGACAATATGTTTATCTGCATAATCTTCATCTAGTTTAGACAATTCTAAAATTTCTCTTGATTCGTTTATGCTGAATATACCCAATGCCATCAAGTCCTTAATTGCATCTTTTTTAGTTTGTAAATTTGCAAACATCATTCTATCGGCACTAAATTGAATCTCATTGCCATAACTTATTTCTGTTGGGGTGAACATTTTTGAGGTAAATTCAAGGCTAAATTGTATTGCAATCGGTTCTATAACCGAGTTATAAAAAGCATTGTAATCATCTTCGTTATATTCAGATTTGATAATTTTTTCAGATACATTGAAATAGCGATAAATATTATCTCTGAACAAAGCCGTTTGTTTGTCATCTGCCATTTTGGGGTCAAGTGAAAGCGGTATAAAATCCGCCTTGGTATCAAGTGCCGCAATCCCGTTATTGTTATTGATGTTTAAATAATCTGTAACAAATTCATCTTTTGTCTTTTTAATAACCGAATCGGCTTGAATTGTTTTAAATTTTAAAAGGCCTCTGACAAACGCGCTTGATTTTATTGCGTTAATAACACCTTGGTCAATTGTAGTTAAAACATCCAACGTCGGTTGCAATGGTTGCATTGCGTCATCACCAAACATATCATTATTGTTATAATGCCGTCTTATATGTATTAACTGAGAATAAGGAATACAGACTTGTATACCAGTTCTAAATAAAAACTGTGCAAACATTTCGCCATCAACATCAATCAATTTTATTTGATTATAGTTGATAGGATAAAGCCCTGATATAGCACCAGTATCATCAATTCTTATATAGATGAAAGCGTTATTGCTTGAATACAATTGACTTACAGTCTTATAAATAAAATCGTAAGTGTTCATATATTCGTTAGGACGCAAGCTCAAAAGTCTATCGAAAGAATCCGCGCCCGTTATTTTATTTTTTCTATAAAAATGTTTTGGCTTTAATTTTGCCGCGTGGCTTGCAACCGTATGAATACAACTACGGACAACCGCACTATCATATAAATTACCACTATAATTATAAAAATATGGGATAAAATCGTTGAGTAATTTGAAATCAGTTGAACCCTGAATGCTTACGGGTTTGTTACCAAACATATTTCCAAATAAACTTCTAATTTCTGCTTTTAAACTCATTCTATCCTGCTATTAAATTTGTATAATCATCTTTGTTGTCGCAAAGAACAACAAAGGCGTCTAACATCGCGGCCGTTCCATCGATTCGTCGACGTGAATTTGAGGTTTTACAAGGCTGAATATTATCATTTTTATCAATATCAATACTGGTATTTGTCAAGCACCATTTAGTAATTGGATTGTTATTATAATTAATAAGTTTGGAATCCAAATGTGCGCCTAATAGCCTCATCGGATTTGATAATGTTTTTTTACCTTGGATGACGGGCGTCATTACATCGCCGAAGTAACCTGTCATATCTTCAACCCAATATTTAGCGCACCATGGATCGTAACCGTCTTTAAATAGGTAAATCCCTTTTTGCTCCATCAACTCGATGTACCACTCAGTAACGTCATGTGGGTTTATGCTATTGCCTTGGCAAATTCTTAACAACCCTTGCTCATGCCAAATATCATAAGGTATATTATCTTCTTTAACTCTTTTTGCTAGTAGTTCTTCAGGCAACCAGTACATTTGTTCAACGTAAACAGTTTCGTCATTTGGAACTTTAAACAACATACAAGCTGAACATAAATCAGTTGTCTTTGATAAATCAGTTCCACCAATACCATAGGTAGGTTTTAATTCAGAAATATCAAACTTTGCTTCATTGTTAACCTGTTCAAATGTCAACCACGCCTCTGACGTAGTTTCTCTAACATTAAAATCTTTGGTTAAAAGATTTTTAACCAATAGCGGATTTGCTTTTGCTTTATGAACTTTGTTTTGTAACTGGTCTAAACTTTTTGAAACGCCAAGGTTAGGATTTGCTTTTATCCAAGTTTTTTCATTAGTCCATTCTTCCCGTTTATCTAACTCATAAACTATAGGGAAAAATCTTTCATCTTTGTAACCATCAATTTCAAATATAACGTTTGTCGCTTCATCATATTTAAGGTCAAAAATGTTTTCTCTTGTAGTACCAGCCGTCGTAATAATTAAAACAAGTGGCTGTTCTCTGGCGCTCGTGCCATCAACAACAACATCATATAAATTCTTGTCTTTGATTTCATGCAATTCATCGATGATTGCACCATGGACATTTAATCCGTCTAATGAATTCGAATCGGAACAAAGCGGTTTAAAACTACCATCACCTTTTGGATATTGAATTTCACCGACTAATCTTTTTAGTCGTTTATTCAATGCTGGGGACTTCATTATCATCCGCTTGGATTCATCCCAAACGATTTTGGCCTGATCACGTTTTGTCGCTAGTGAATAAATTTCCGCTCCGGGTTCACCATCTGCAAAAAGCAAATATAAGGCAATGCCTGAACCGATAACGGACTTACCATTTTTTCTCGCAACCATCAAGAAGACTTCGCGAAACTTTCTTGTTAAATCTATTTTATGAATTATTCCAAAGATAGCCGCAAGAAAAGCTTTTTGCCATAACTCTAAAATAATGGGCTTACCGCCCCATTTACCCTTAGAATGTTTACAATAAATTTCTATAAAATCAATTGCGTGTATTGCACGCTTTGCGTTATACTCCCATTCCCATAAAGGATTTTTAATGTCATTAACTAATTTTTTATAAACTGCCTTAACTTTAATACTTGTAATAATTGCGCCTGATTCTATTGCGTCGTAGTATTCAACTATCGGATTATAGTTATCAGGATATTTACTCATATTTTATTCTTATCTTTGATTCAAAAAGTCGTCCATTCCATCATCAATAGGCGTCTCACTCTTTGGCAATAAATCAACTAACTGTTTATTTATTGAGGCATAATTTTTTACCATAGTGTTGTAAACTTCAACCGCCGCGCTTTTCTTCTTGCCGTATTGGTTTGCCCCATTCTTATAAGATTCTACAGCTCCATCACGTTTAATCAGTTCTTTTAAGTCTTTTAACGTTGCAAACATGAAGGCTAATTCATCGATTAAAGAATTAATTAATTTCTTTTTATCTGCCGAAATATCTTTAAAAATTTTAGTGAGCCGCGTTTTTTCATTTGCAATAAAAGTTTGTTTTTTTTCTTTTGAATAAAAAGATGTTCCATTTGAATCGTCTTCATTTCCAAACGTTATATCAATTTTCTCTGCGGTTTTCTTCGTTTTTGTAGTTTTTTTAGCTGTTTTGCTTGCCATATCTGTTTTCTAACCTTTTTTAAAAATACCACACCCCCCTCGCGCAAGACTTATACATTTTTCCTGTCTTGGCATACGGTGTTTAGAAAATGCGGTTTTTAATGCTTTATAGGGGGGTATCATTGTTAATATTCTTCTTTACAAGTTCGCCTTGCTCATTAAATACAACGTCCTCACGCACTGGTGAGTACTTTTGAAAGTGTTCTTTGTTATGGCAGACAATACAAAGCAGTTCAAGGTTATCAAAGTTCAATGCGATGTCTGGGTCTATTATATTTTCAGGTGTTAAGTATACCTTGTGATGGACAATCATTTCTATATGAGGACGTCCGCACCGTTCACATACTCCGAACTTACTTTGTTTATAAAGCTTTTGTGTATCGCGCCAAATTTTTGAGTTATAAAAATTCTTAGCGAACTCTCTAGCCATTGTTGGTCATCTTCATTACATTTGTATAACCTTGAATGAAAACACCATCAATATTATACACAGCAATGTCATTGCTAGATATAACTTCTCTACCATAATCTTTATTGATAATTATAGGGAAATAACTATCACCACTTTGTGAACATATTTTTTTTGCTCTTTCTTCTGAACTTGCAACACCTAAGATACAATTGTTTTCAGCTTGAAAGCATATATACATCGTAAAGCCTTCATTAAATAACTTTTCTAACGCCTTATCTATTACTTCTCTAACATTTATATTTATTTGTGCCATTTATCGCCCTATCTTTAATTAATGAACTACATTATGTCTATATATAATACGTTTCGGATGCCCACATTTTTCGCAATACATGTAGACTTCTCCACCGCCAATACCTGAAATATTCCAATAACCCACATATTTATGTATACAAAAGATTTTCTTAATTAATTCCCACATTTTTATCCCCCTATTGATACCCCTTTTATAACCCTGTGAGTGCTTATCAAAAGACAAACACTCATCAAAGTTTTGATTAAAAGGAGGTTTTATATAAAAATAAAGCCCCGATTTCTCGGAGCTAAAATACAACTATTACAAAGCCGAAACATAATAGTAAATATAGACTAAGGATGTACAAAAATTTAATAATGTTTTTTCCAATAATGATATGCTGATAAGCAAAAATCATCTATTGATAAGCCATTTAATACGGCCTTAATATCTTTTGTTAGGTATGATTCACCGTGTGTATTTACTTTATTATAGCAATTACCACACAGAGGAATCGTTAAATAATCCTTGTTGTCTGTGCGCTTTAAATGGTAAACCATTCCACCCTTTGCGCCACACTTTATGCAAGTTAGTTTACTTTGATGTCTCAAATAGTAACTATCAAAGTTGTTTATTTTTTCTTGTTTGATATGCGCTATTACTTCATTTGTTACATTATGTGTCCAACAATAGCGCATATCAGGCGGTAATATAAAATCTTTTAATATTGTAGAGTTATCAATGTAAAAAATTACATCTTGAATGAACTTTGACGCCTCACGTTTTGTCATTTCTGATAAGGTATTGCCAGTTATAAATGGCAAACCATTTGGCATATATTCAACCTTGAAAACCTTACATGCACAATAAAGCCAATCTTTAATCATTATTGAATCATATTCATAGCCGAGTTCGTTAAAGAATTTTCTTAAGCTTTTTATTAATCCGCCAAAAATATATTTTATCTGATCATAGGTCTTTTGTTGTTTTATAATATCGTATGAAATATTAACGATAGACCCTGTTTCATAATTATTTTTAATATCATCGAGAATGTTTGATAAATATTCTCGGTTAGAACAGACAAAATTCATACGGCTACTAGGTCTCTTCTTACATATTCAGAGTTGTCAAATAATCCCATTTTTAGTGTAGAAAGATTTGAATAGCATTTTTTCTTTTTGCCATACTCTGAATAATTTAGATAAAAAGCAGAGCCAACGACACTATCTTTTTGAATTATAGGGAACGCAATTGATTTAGATTCTATTAATTTTTTGCGCATCGCATAAGCTTTTTCATTTTCATAAACAATGGATTGGAATACTCCTGTATTGTCAATTTTGTCAATTTGAATTTTATAATTATGACAATGAGGGCAAACATCTTTCATATCTTTTAATATCGCCCAACTTGAATTTTTATCTGGAACTAACATAAAGATATCGGCACTCACAGAATGCCCGCAACATTTAATAAAACCCATTTTTAACCCTTCCAAAAAATAAAGACATTACGTCCTATTTATGTCGTTCTCTTCTTACCATCAAGGGCTTACCCTACCTATAAAGGTTTCCGTGTTTTACTCACGTACTCAAGAGCTTTAGTCAATCCCGACATATACATTCTTACCTGTTTTGAAAAATAAAACAACTATTCAATTGAATAGTATTTTTTGAAAATAAGCTCGTATTTTTTGATTCCCCATTTGTGGAAAAACCTATTTTCGCTCATGCCTGAACTTAAATCATAATTCATTTGCGCTGGGACAAATATCATTTTTTGTAAATGTTCAAATTTTTTGTATTCTTCAGGATTATTTTTTCGCATGGTCTTTTCAACATAGTGATGTCTTTGATAATTTCTAAAAATCATAGAATTGCGCTGTTCCATTTCTGATTCAGGCAGAACAGATCGCGTTAATTCATCAAAGAAAAAACGCGGATATTGTTGTAAATCATCATTCATTGTATATTTTTTCATTATTTTCCCTTTGACTAATCTTCCTCAAACATTCTAAAAATAAGAAGTCCATAATCTAGTAAAATAAACTTGTAAAGGCCTATAATACTTTCTGATTTTATTAGGCAACTTCCAACGTAAAAAGGTAGTCCTAAAATCCCTATAATAACCGCACTAAGGAATACTAATGACCCCAAAAGTATCAAAAACGGTGATACAATTATATAACCTAATATTTTTCTCGCTGTTAATTCCAATTTTTAATCTCCTTCCGTGGTTGTTTCCATTTTAGAAATAGCCTCTTTGTTTAGTTAATTAAGTGTGTTTATGCAATCGGTAATAAAATCTTCAATTTTTTCAAATTCATATCCGTTTAAAGATATATCAGGTTTTATTTCATAAGTAATTGTTTTGTTTTTGTAACTGTCAGATTTGAATCTCACCTTAAAATTTATTTCATTATTATTTACATACAGTTTAGCCATTATTTAACCCTTTCCATTGTTTGCTTGATAGATTCAAGTATGCTATCTTCATCTACCCCACCGCCCCATTTATTGTTTTCGATACATAAAAATCAAACTCATACCATATTAACTTCAAATGTGCCTGTATAAAATGTTTTGATTTAGGTATTATTCTTAAAATAAAACCTATACAAAAATAATCAAGTTCATACATTCCTATTTGAATATTAATATTACCTATTTTATTAACCCAGCCTTTACTCATCTACTCACCGCCTTTTCAAATTCTTCAAGTAAACTATCTAATTCATTATGTAAAAAATCATTATAGACAGATGAATAATTTTTTCTATGTTTTCCTATTATTTTCTTAATTTCCTCAACCGTAAAAGTCTTTTGTTGGGATTCTTGCGGTTTAAGGGCTTGTTTGTTGTTCTCTATTAATTTATCCCAACATTCACAACAATTGTCTACGCTTTGCTCACTATTTTGGCAAGCATCACACCAAGTGGCATTTTCTTTTATAAGTTCCCTCATCTGTTTGTTTTCTTGGGCGAGGTTGTTAAGTTCGTCAAATTCTCTTATTTTTGAATTATATTTATCAAATATTTTTGTTAAACGTTTATTTTCCTCTTTGAGTTGTTGGAGTTGTTGTTCTAAGTCTGCGATTTTGCTACACCACACTTTGGAACCTTGCAAAAACTCGCAGTTATATTCTTTTTCTTCACTCATTAGTTGCCTCCTGTTAAATATTGTTTTATAGTTATACACAGTCCGTCTTGGCATTTTCTAAATGTCCTACACAAATTACAGGTTATTTTTTTATCGCCCGAAAGCTCTTCTAAGAATTCTGCCATTTCCTCAATGCTCATATTCTTTATTCTTTCGTAGTTATTCAAAATAACCTCCTTACTTGGGCTTGTATTTCTAGACTTATATCAGGGTGTTTACAAATATTTAATAATGCATCTTGTCTGGTATTACCAGAAACTTCTATATTTTTTTGTTT